GGGAAACCCCTCTTCCGCTAGATCCCTGACCTCCTGGCCGTCCGCCGATTTGACCGAAAAATCCCCTTGAAGGAACAAGTTGCTATTTTCCTTCCAGGCCTTGGTGCTGTAACCCACCACCCGGGAACGCTCATGCTCCCGAAGTACCGGCATCTTGGCGTTGACCTTGATCCCGTCGGTGGCAATCACCAGCTTGCCGAACCATCCCCGGTCAATCACCGCTCCGGTATAGGCCGTGATCAAAAAACCTTTGCCGGGCTGGTCACCCTGGGCCGGAGCCAAAGATAACGGCGCGGTCAGGCTCAGGGCAGAGCGCTGGGATTTGCTGTCATCCCAAAAGGCATTGCACATGGCAAAGGCCTGATCGGATTCCCGGCCCTCCCGGTCAACCAGTTCCCCGGTGCAGCGCTTGAGAAAATCCTGTTTGCTTTCATTTTTATTCGGTTTTGGCATGGTCATCTCCAATCGGTTCCGGTTCCTGACCGGCAGCCACCGCCATCTTAGGAGCGCCGCTGACCGGAAAAAACAAGCCCAGCTCTTCGGCCCGCTCTTGCTCGCGCTTCAACTGTTCAAAAACTTCTTCCCAATCCCGGCCCTGCCCCGCCACTTCTTCCGCCTGGGTAGACAAGCCATAATCAATGGCCAGCTTGGAGGCCTGCACCTCCTTCACCGGATCAACCCAGCCCCAGCCGCCGCCGATCCATGCGGCCCGGTTGTATTCCGCCCGCATCTCATAGAACCGGGGGGCCTTGAATAAGCCCCGGAGATAGGCTTCCTCCAACACCAGTTCCCAGAACAGCTGACAAAATTGGGCCGAAAACCAGGACCGCCAGGTGGTGAACAGGCGGCGGCCTTCCAGGAGGGAGGCCCGGGCCGCGGCATAGTTGGTTTTGGAAAAATCTTTGGCCAGAAGTTCATACGGTAGGCCGATGGCGATGCCGATCATCCTAAGAATGCCTTCCACAAAGCTGGAAAAGGTTTCCCCGCCCCGCTTGGGGTCTACCACGGAAATATTTTCTCCCAAACCGAGATAGGTCACCAAACCGGGCTCAATACCCTGGATGCGCTTATTGGTGGTGGGTTCGGTGCCGGTGGCCGAGGCCAGGGCGGCGTATTGGGAATCATCCTTGGTGATAAACACCGCCAGGCAGGCGGCCACCTTGGCGGCCACCAGTTCGGCGTCCAGATAATCCGCCAGGTCCTTGAAATAAGTGAGCACCGGGGCAAAATGAGGCACTCCCCGAAGCTGTCCGGGGCGGTTGGTGCGGAAAACGTGGAGCACCCGGGGGCGGCCCTGTTTGTCACGTGCCTCAATTCTTTCGGCTTTCCCCAGGTTGTAAGCCGACACGCCCTGGTTGGAGTAATCAACCTTGGATATCCAGTAGGCCGACGGCTCCCCCCGGGAACCAACTTCAATGCCCGTATCCATGGCGGTCAGCGATTTACCGCTTTGGGGGCAGAGACGGTCCCCTTCCAGCAACTCCACCACCCGTTGGATCATCCGCCAGGGTTCATCGGCCATTACCGGCAGGGCCAGGATCTCGCCGTCCTCCACAATCTTGCGGAGAGCCAGAAATTGCAGATCATCAAAACTCAAGCGGTTGCCGGCGTCCGCCAGGGGCGTCCAGGCCTGCCAGATACTTTCCGCCTGGCGCTGCAACTCCCGGGCCTGACCCTCGGTGAGGCCCAACATGTCGGCCCGGAGACGGGATTGGGGCCGCAGACCCCGGCCCACAATGTTAATGGCCATGGTTTCTGTGGCCCCGCTGGCCACGGCATCGTTGCGATTCAGATCCCGGGAGCGGTTGCGGAGCATTTCCAGTGTGGATGACGCTGGGGTGGTATTGCTGCGGCCCAACAACCAATTGTTCCGGAGCCGGGAGGTGTCGGCCCCCCGGTAGTCGGCCATAAGGTCCAACTGCAATTTAGCGGCCTGACGGCGGGCGCCCCGAGTAGGGGACAGATAGTTAATCATCCGGTCCAGGCGGGAGAAAGAGCGGGGCTTCACAGGGGCACCGTAAATTGTACCCGGTTGACGGGGTCGAAACCGGCCCCGACGCCGTCAAACTTGGCCAACTCTCCCAGAAGCCATTGTTCCCGCTTTTGGAGCTGGTCCAAAGTGGCCCGTTTTAGCCCCATATTGGCCCCCGCGGTGAACTCCTGGGCGGTAAGGCACTTCGAGATTGCCGCCTGCACCTCTGTCAGCATCGATTCCAACTGCGCTTGGGTATAAGCCATGCCGCCAGTGTCAAATAAAAAAAAGAGAGCTTCAAGGCCCTCTGGTGCGTTTGTTCCGCTCTGGTTCGCTAAAGTTCAGTCATTCAAAAAAAGTTTCGGGGTCCACCTTGTTCTTTTCTAAGAATACGATCACCGATTCCCGGCTGATCCGGCGGGAGCGTTTGCCGATTTTGAAGGCTATCAGGTCCCCGGAGCGGATCAAATCGCGCACATGTTTTTCAGTGCAGGACAACATCTCCGCCACATGATGCGGGTGCAAAAGGCCGCTCGGCATTACCACCATATTCATCTCCCCAGCCAGTCACCGGCCGCCCGGCCGGTTAATGGATTGACTCTATGCTCTGATAAACCCTTCACCTGCTGCCCCGCCCCCGGCCGCGGCAGCACCATCACACCGCCCCAGCACTCCGGGTCGGCCATGGCCCCGGCGTAGATGGTGGTGTCCAGGAGATGGTTCGCCATGCGGCCCTGCTGCACCCACCGCGTGCGCCCCCGGTTGTCCCGCTCCTTGGCCTCCGATGCCAGGTGCGCCGCAAAAACCTCCTGCGTATCGGCGTGCAGGTGGACCCGGCCGGCCTCCACCCGGGACCAGAACGCGTCTTTCAAGGCGTTGGTGTCCAGAAGCCACAGCCGGATGCCGCCGGGGATCGGCTTCCCCTGCCCCGGCATCTTGTCGATGATGCTGTGCGCCATCTTTTTGCCACTATGCAGGGCCCGGGAGGCCCCCTTGACCCCGAAAACCCGCCCCTGGCTGCTCCGCCGCAGCCATTCGTATACCTGTTCGGTCTGGGTGGCTACCCCCGGGGCATCGGCGCCGCCGCCGGTGTCAATGCCCCCTCGCCAAATCGGATAGCTCACCCCCCCGCCCCGGGTGCTGTACACATCCTGAAATAACCAGATATCCAGTTCCTGAAAATCCTGCACGAAGCCATACCGGATCAAATGCTGCTCCAGCAGACCGTTCCCGGGCAGCACCCAGGCCCAAATCGATACCCAAAAGCCGAATTTTTGGTTATCAATGCCCGCGGTCAGGGCCAGGGCGCCGTCTGGGACCTCCATGGCCGGCCGGTCGGTGCGCAACTCCAGGATGGCCGAGGCCGGACGCTGCTGAATGACCTCTTTCCAGGGCTCCGCCAGCCACAAATTGACGAAGGTTTTGTACTTTTCCCGGTCATCTTTGGTGGCAAAAAACTGTGCCGCCACCTCGGAAAAGTTCCGGAATGGGGAGTAGAGGACGTTCCACCAGAAACCCACATGCGACACGGACGGCAAGGGCGGCATTTCACCCGTCAAAACCTCAAACGGATGCCCCTCCGGAACCCATTTGCCCCGGGCCAGCATCCCCGGTTTGTCCTTGTCGTCGATGTCCGCCTGGCAAAGGGCGCACTCATACCGGGCTACCCGCTGCTGGCGGATGTAATCCGGATCACGCTTCTCCGCTGGCCATTCCCCCAGCTTGGCCCCGGCGCACTTCACCTGCCAGAACGACAGCACCTGGTAGGCGCCGCACTGGGGACAGGGCACCCAATATTTGCGCTGATCGGAGCGCAGATACTCCCGGTTGATGTGCCCGTCCGGCGTGGTGGGCGTGCAGGGCTCGATGATCTTGCGGTTCCAATAGGTAGTCAGCCGGGCCTCGGCCATTTCCACCGGCGACCCTTCATCCCCGGTGGCCGCCGGATACCGGTCTGGTTCATCCATGAGGAGATAACGGGCCTCGACGTTGGCCAGATCGGCCTTGCTGCCCGCGGTGGCAAAATAGATGTCCATGCGCTTGAGTACGATGGAGCGCTTCTGCATGTCGTCCGGGTCGCCGGTGAGATACCGGGACAGCTCCGGGCTTTCGGTGATCATGTCCTGGAGCCGCTTGTTGACCCGGCGCAGGGTCTTGTCCGTGGGCATGACCACCAGGAAGGGGGCGGGGTCCTGGGAAATCACGTACCCCAGCATGTTGTAAGCCGATTCAGTCTTGGCGCTCTGCACCGAGGCCATGATGGTGATCCGCTCCACCCCCGGCTCCAAAAAAGAATTCATTACCCCCACCGCATAGGGCACCAGCCGGTTGCTCCAGGGACCCGGGATGGCCGATTGCTTCGGCAGCATCCGGTATCGCTCGGCCCACTCGGACACGGCAATATCATCCGGCGGCGCCCAGGCGGAGCGCTCGGCGGGGGACCAGGGGTTCTGGGTTCTGGGTTCTATGTTCTGGGGGTTATAGTTCATAAAATAACTAACCTATCTTGTGCCCCGGCCCCGGCATTTTTTTTAAATCACCAAAAGAAGTTTCATCCGCTACTTGCGCCGATTCTGGACCGGCATTTTGCGCGCTGCCGATGTTTTCCGGGAGCGGCCGGGCGAAGTCCTCCAGGAGGTTCCGCACCGCCCGGTGGATGATCGGCTCCATCTCCCGCTCATGCGAGCAGGTGGCCAACTGCGGCGGCAGGGCCCGGGCCAGGATCAACAGGCCCTGCTTCACCGCCATGATCCGGGCCACGAAAAGCTGCTCCACTGCGGCCCGCTCCACCAGCTCCCCTCGGCGATGCCGGAGCTCAAGCTCCCGCCGCTGGGCCTGGAACTTTTTGTTCTGCCCGTCCCAAAAATCCTTCCCGGACTCCAGGGTCAACTCCGGCTGCCGGGGGTCGCCCAGCAACCCGGCCGGCCGGGCGACGACCTGGCCGTCCCTCCGGTCCAGCCACGCCTGGATCTGCTGCCGGTCAAACCGCCGCTTCGATAATCGGGGCATACCAGCCCTGATCCAGTTGCGAACCGTGCGCTCCGCAACCCCAAAAACCTCCGCCACCGCCTTCTGCCCCACAATTATTAAGTCCATAACCTATCGGAATGCCGCTATTTCCTAAATCCCCTTAATCCGGCACCAACCGGCAACCCGAAAAAAACCTCACACGTAAAACCAGACCGCGCTGCGACCCTCGATCTTTTACCTACTGCAGGAAGGACCCGCTCACCTCTGCGCCCCCTCCACCAGATCGGCCTTAATGGCTTGTTGCTCGATCTGATTCCACACGTAGGCATCGTATACCGCCGGTCCCAGGATGAACCCCATAGCCAGCAGCCAAACCATCACCAAGTTCTTCATTGCCTCACCCCTTTATCAGTGGCGCATGTGGCGCAATACTACTAAACTCATATTAATATTATTCAGATTAAAAAAGTATTGTAAACATCCGCCGATGCGCCACCTTGCGCCACTTCCGCCACCATATGCGCCACCTATTAACTTATTATTATTATTGATCATATAATCCTTAGTGGCGGATGTGGCGCATATAATCATAAGGGAACCTTAAAATCGTCTTACGTAAGAAAGTTCCTGACATTCTGCGCCACTTGCGCCACCTGTCTGTTTAGTTGAAAATAATCAAACGGTTATCAGGTGGCGCAATGGTGGGCGCAAGGTGGCGCAAGTGGCGCGTCAAACATCGATGCTACGCAAAGCAAGGCCACGCCAGAAGCGCTTGCCACCTGCGCCCTTGTCTTTCTTAAAACCTCGTTCTGACAAACAAATCCCGAACGTCCGCTGCTTCATTTGCTCCTTATCCTTCAGTCCGGCCTCACCCGCCCAGGCAGTGTAAGCCGCATAGATATCCCCGGCTGTGACCATCAAACCAGGGGCCACCAGGCAGCAGTCCTCCATGAACTCCGCCAGCACGTCCATCTCGGCCCGGTAGGCGGCGATGGACTCAGTCACTTCCTCCGGGGGCGCCAACCCCTCCTCCTGCCAATAGAGACAGCCCCGCACCAGCCAGGCCAAAACCCCGGGCGCCTCGGCCCGGAGCTTGTCGGCCAGGCCGTCATCCTTGGGAAGGTCCATGCCCTCACCGAACTGCACGTTGAACGGGATCATCATGAGGCGCCGCCAAATGGCATTGTCCGCCCCCCGGATCACCGGCTTGTTGTTCGTGGACAGAAACAGCTTAAACTGCGGCTTAAATTCGAAATACTCCCCATAGAGAAACCGGGCGCTCACCGTGTCCTGCCCGGTCAATTCCTTCACCAAAGACTCGGCCAGGCGCCGCCCCCGGTCCACCTCTGAGGCGGTCACCAGGCGCGGCCCGTCCAGCCGGGCCACGTCCGTAGGAATATCCCCGCCCCGGTTCTTGGCCAGCAGCGTCTCCGTGGGCGTGTGCATGGCATAGGTCCCCAGGACCTCCTTCACCAGATTGAGCAGGGTGGACTTGCCGTTAGCCCCGCCCCCCCAAAGAACGAACAAGCACTGCTCCTGAGTGGACCCGGTGAGGGCATACCCCAAGGCCCGCTGCAAAAACATCACCATGCGGTCAGCCGCCGCCGGTTGGCGCTTCACGTCCTGGATCTGGTACAAAAACCTCTCCCAAAGATCAAAGGGCGCATCGGGCACATAATCTACCGGAGCTATACAAGTAAACAGGTCCGCCCGGTCATGGGGCCGCAGCTCGCCGGTAGTCAGGTCAATGGTGCCGTTGTTGCAATTCAACAGCCACGGATTGGCGTCGAACGCTGCCGGCAAAACCGGCACCCCGGGTTCGCTCTGCGCCAAGCGGATCATAGGCATAAGTCTACGGCTGTCCTCGCATTGCAAGGCAAACTTGCCCAGGGATTCTCGTTCCTTAAAATCCCGGCACTCCGCCGCTTCCCGATACAGGGCGGCGGGGATGTTCTTGGCCCAACGTTCTATCTGGGCGGTGCTGTCCACCTGCCAGACCTTGCCGGTCCAGCAATACCACTTCTTGTTGAGCTGGCAATATAAGAAGTCCTTGCCGTGCAGGGCCACCAGGCGCCGGGCATTGCCCAAATCCGACAACGAGAACCCAGTAATCGACGGCATGAATGACGGGGGATCTGGAGGCTTGGCTTTCGCCTTAAAAGCCTCCACCAGGACCTTGACATCCTTCCCCTGACAGTGGGCCTCGGAGAGGTCCTTGAATTCCTTGGGGGCCTGGATAACCTTCAAGCCCGGCAAATCCATGGCCACCTCCGCCGGCAGGTCAACCGCATCCGGCTCCTGCCAGAGATAGACCTCCAGGTCCGCCAATTCCTGCAGGTGGTCGCCCAAAGCCGTGCGGCAGCGTTTCCAGACCTTCTTGCCGGGCAGGCCCAGGGCCGGGATGCCATGCCGCCAGCAGGTGAGGGAATCGGTTTCCCCCTCCACCAGCAGACACCAGCCCGCGGCTCGAATCTTCTCCAGCTTCCACAACCCGTAAAGCTGCACCTTGTCGCCCTTGCGCCAGCGGAACTTCTTGTCGCCGGTATTGGCGAACCGGTGGCGGATCGCGGTGACCTGGCCCTGCTCATTCCAGTATTGAAAATCGGTCGCGAACACCCCGTCTGGAAACTTGTACTCCTGCACCCCGTTAGCCTGGAGAAAGTCCTCCGGCAGCCGCTTGGCCAAAGCGAATTCTTTCAATCTCAGGCTCAAGTACGCCGCGGGGCGGGCGTCCCCCTCCTCCACCCCGGCCTGCCGCCCCAGCGCCGCCAGGGCCTCCTTGAAATCGCAGCCGTGGCGGTCCTGATAAAACTTAAACACGTCCCCCTGGGCGCCGCAGGCGAAACATTTATACAGGCCGGTCTTGAAATTTACCGATAAACTGGGGTTCTTGTCCTCGTGGAACGGGCACAGGGCCTGATAGTTGTCCCCCGAGGTGGCCTTCATGGTCCCCAGCTCGCCCTGGTAAAACCCCTCAAAACTCAGGCGGTCCAGTATCTGTTCTTTACGGCCCTGAAAGTTTGACAAGGCGTGCTCCATGATAAATATTAACCGGCTGCTTTCGCCAACTCCGCCTTGTCCACATCAGAAGCCAGGATGGTTTCTATTCGCTGGGCCAGGTCCTGGAGGCTGCCGTCATTTTCGACGACGTAATCCCACCCCTCCCAGCCGTCCAGGGCGGTCTCTGACACGTGCCCCATAACACGCCTGTGGACCTTATCGCGCCGCAGGCGCACCAGCATTGCGCCCATGCGCTTCAGGGCCTCGGCCTCGTCCCGGAAGCGCACGTCGGTGACCACAATGGGCCGTTGGCCGTTGATGTACAAAAAATCCATGATTTCCTGGCGCAAATGCCTGATCCAGATATCCGGCCATACGTCCCGCAGTATATCCGTGCCCAGCCATTGCATACACAAGCGGGGGGACACCTTCCAGCGGGGATCTCCGATCTCTTTACCAAAGGTCATCTGTTCATCGGTAAACAGGAAAATCTTCTGGACAACCTCTTTCAAGGCCCTGGCAAAGGCAAACTGCGCGTACCCATGGGCCCCGGCCAGATAATCCCCCACCGTGCTCTTGCCGGCCCCGGCCTTGCCGGATAAGCCGATCAACAGAGGTTTCATGCTTTATCCCCAGTGGCACAGGCGTCCCGCCTGTGGACTTTATTTCTCTTGGCCGCCTTGCGCTCCGCCTTGCTCATCTTGCCGCCATCCTCCCGCCGATGCGAACCGTCCGGCGCCACCTGATAAATCACCCCATCGCTGTATTTCACCCTAACCCCGGGTTTGAACCTACCCACGAAACCTCCCCTCCCGCTTTGCCTGCCGGTAGAGCGCCATCACCGCCCGGTAATAGGACTCATCGAAAGAGGCGTTGTACCGCCGCAGCACCCGGCGCTTGTCGGCCCCCCGCAGGGCCTTGACCCCCACCTCCACGTTGACGTAGGGATTGTCGATGGGCCAGCGGCGTTTAAATTCCCGGTGAATCCCAAAGGGGCCGTAATATTTCCCCGTCCGCCCCAGGGGGCCACACCTGATCTCCGCCGCCCCTGGCCGCCCCGACTCCACCCGGGCCACGGCCCAGGCAAACTCCGGCTCCACCCCGTAGGTCAGGGCGCAAGCCTTCAGCCAGGCCATAAGCAAAGCCGTGGCGACGCCGCCGCTCATCCGGCTAGCGCCCCTGCTCCCAAGCCTGACGCACCAGATAGATCAATTGCCCTTCCGGCGTCCGCACCTGGTCCCGGGCGCTTTCCAGCAGCCAGGCCAGTTCTTCCGGATACGCGGCAAAAATCAGCTCAATCGGGTTCTGCGCCAACTGAATCTTGGCTTTGGCGCCGCCCATGGCGGCAATTTCCCGGCGGCACTCTTCACAGCCGCCCATGGACACCCCCAGCCGGTTGAACCGTATGGGCCGGTTGTGCCGGGTGCAGAGGGGCAGATTGCCGGGATCCGGAGGCGCCACAGGCGCCACAGGCGCCAGCGCCGGTTTCTCCTCGCATGAGGTCACAACTGCAGCGTTTAATTCCGCCACGGATACCTTCCCTTTCTTGTTCTTCAAATCCCGCATCACTGCCGGCGTCATATTTTCCGTTCCTTTGGGTTTCCGCCTTACCTTGCGCTCGGCCAAACAAACCTTGCAGACCCCTAAAAACTGCCCGGCCCGCTTGCTGGTTCCTGCGCACGCCACCTGCAATTCTGCCGGGTGCCTGGGGCAACGGGGGGCGTCTGCCACAGCAGGTCTTGCCACCTCAGGCCGGATACTTTCGGGTTGTGCCATAAAGACCTCTTTTTCAAATAGTGGGTCGCTGGTCAATTTCGATTCGATTATTTCTTCTAAAAGTGGAGCGCATTCTGCGATTTTATCTGATCCAGGAGCTGGGTTTTGTGCCTCAAGTGGGATGGTCACTATTTCCGAGGTCAACTCGGGCCTGATGTCGCCAGCGTATCCCCCTGCACATTTATACCCCTCCCGCCTCACCAATTCCTGGCCCCGGCATTCCAAACAATGGTCCTTGAACTCCAGCATCGCCCCGGGGAAAACCGCCCGTTCTTTTTCCGCCGCCTTTATCATTGCCGCGCACGGCGCCCGCAGGTAATCGCCGCGCAGCCGGGGGCAATGATAGGTCAGTTTCATGGACTCACCCCCGATCAATGGCGCAGCCGATAATCGCCCCCGGCTCCCGTCGGGGCGCTTCTTGTAGGGGCGGACCTGTGTGTCCGCCCTTCGCTTGTGCCGCCATCACCGTCCCCTCCGCCACCAGGCCCACCCCGCCGCCGTCCACCAGCCCAGCAGGTAGACCACCGTCAACACCGCCACGATCAGCGGCAATAGGATCACCGCCAGAACGTCTTGCACCCCCGGGCCGTCATAATTCAAGGCTCTTCCTCCCGCACGTCCTCAAAAACGGCAAACCTGGTCCCCGGGAAGCCGTGCAGCCACTGCCGCACCCGCCCCCTCAGGGTGATGATCCCCGCTGCAACCTCGCAGATCTCGTGATAGTGTCCCGGGGTCACCTGCGCCCCGCTGGCCCGCAGCTCCACCAGGGCCGCCTCCTGCACCGCGGCCATGGCCGCCGCGGTTTCCCCCAAGCAATAGTCCAGCCAGTCAAGGGCAGAGGTCAGGGGCTGGGGGTCAGGGGTCAGTGGCTCCGAAAGCGGGTACCGGGTACGGGGTTCCGGGTTGCTCATCTCCCCCCTTTTAATAAAGGGGGGGCTGGGGGGGATTTCGGGGTTCATGTCCTGGCCCTCCCCCGCTTCTCAAATTCCGCCGCATAGAACTTCACCCCCGCCAGAAAATCATCATCCGGCACGCCCACCTTGCCGCAGGCCTCGTTGATGGTGTCAACGGGGGCGCAGTTCTCGCAGATCTTCACCAACAGGAGAAATTGCTTTAGGGAAGGGGCCTGTTCGGCGTTGGGGTTGGCCCATTTGTACAGCAGCGAGTCGGTGCAGCGGTCCACCCCGGCCCGGCGCAGCGCCGCCGCCAGGCGGTCCACGTCCCGGCCAGTGATCAAATCGCGGATCAAAAAGGAAATGGACCGGTCGATATCCTGCCAAAAAGCGTGGCTCCCGCAGGCCCATAATTTATTTTGGACAGTCATTGGACACCAGACCCCTCAATTGTCCACTAAAAACCCCGAAAAAATAAAACCCGACAACCACGCGGGTTTCGGGCCGGTAATTTTTGGATAGTAGCCGGGGCGGCCATGGTTTATCCTTTTAACCATGGGAAACCTCAGCTTGTGTGGCACAGGCGTCCTCGCCTGTGGTCCCTTGGATTCCTTCAAACAACTCCTCCCGGGGCCGCCCCAGGAAGGCGGCGATCTTCTCCTGCAGGCCCAGGTTGCACCGATGGCCGTAAATGGTGTTGGCCACCGAACCGTAGGGCTCCTTCAGCTTAAAGGCCAGGCTGGTGATGTTCAACCGCCGCTCGGCCAGCAGGGTCTTGATCCGCATGGCCTGTTTGACGTTCATCTGCTTTGCCATATTTCCACCTGTATAATTCATTACATCTGTGCTATAGTGCCGGACAAAATCCCCTCCGGCCCGGCTCAGTCTTGGCGGGCGGCGCCGGGCCGGAAGGGCACTTCTTAACCCGTCCGGGATGCGCCGGACTCGCGTCTTAAGAAAAGAATAATACACATATCCGTAAATGTGTCAACAAAAAACACATGGCGAAAATTGAAAAAATTTTATTGCCCATCCGGGACCGGATTTTACTGGCTATCGAAGAATTGCCGGCAAATCAAAACCGCGGAGAAAGGCAGCCCAAGGCCCCGGGGCTACATAACACGGTGATCAAGCGCCTCATTGACCGGGTTTCCCTCCCCACCACGAAAAACATGATCAAAATTTGCCAGGCTACAGGTTTGTCCGCCGATTATTTTTATTTCGGCGATTCCATTGAAAATACCAGGCATTACGGCTCCGAAATGGTCCAACCATACCAATCGCAATCTCCAGCCCCAGTGGACACCGAACTTATTGCCGAGATCGTTGTCATTGCCGAAAAATATCTTGAAGAATGCCGCCTGAAGATCAGCAAGGAGCGGAAAGGAATTCTAGTTGCCCTCTTATATGAATATCGCATCACCGAAAAAACCCCAATCACCCCGGATGTCATTAAAGCTATTCTCCCGTTGACCTATGGCGGCTTTAAGTGATACCCTGGAAAAAAATCATTAAATTCGATTACAAGGAGTTCCTTTATGTGCCCGACCATTCCCCGCCGCGCTCATCTTATTGTGGCAATTGTACTGCTCCTCATGGTCTGCATCATACCGGCTATCCTGGCCGCTGAAAATTATCTCGCCTCCCCTGAGAGCTTTATCGCTAAATTCGGCCCCCCAGACGCCATTGAAACCACGGAAAACGATAGCCCCAGGCCGGTTTTTGTCACTAAGTCACTTACCTATAAAAAGGAACGGGTCCAGTTCATTTTTGTCGCCGATGCCAAACCGGGGACCTTGCCTCCCTATCAAAAATGGCTGTTGATGGGAGCCATAGATACCAAGAAAAAAACCTCACTCGATCCCGATGCAGCCCTGAACCGCATGGCACGCCGCAGCCGCCCCTAACCATTCCTTCCCTTTCACATAAATAGCCGCCTACCCTGGCGGCTTTTTGCTTTAAAAAACACATATCAATATTTTTTCTTGACATAGATTTTGATATGTGTATTATTCTCCCCAGGCAAGCGCATCACCCCACCCCCGCCGGCCGGCCTACCAGCACCAGCGGAGCCGGACGGGGCGGCCCGGACTTTCCATGGACCTGTGGTTTAAGGTGACCAGGGAAAGGGCCAGGGGGCTTAATGAAACCGCCATAGGGAGAAACCCATGGTTACGGACCCGGAAACCTTTGAAATTGACATCACCACGGCCAACCAACTCATCGCCCAATGGGGCCTCATCGCCCAAAGCATCGCCCAACAGTGCAAATGGCGCCCACAGGGCAAGTGCCTGGACACCTGCCAGGGCCTGGCAGTCTGCAACCTGGAGGGCCTTACCCTGGTGGACGCCCGGGGCCACCCAGTGGCGCCGCCGCCCCACTGACCACTGACCACTGACCACTGACTACTGGCAACTAACCGGAGGCCCCCATGGCACACCCCATCCGCAAAACCTACTGGGTCATGCGCACCACCTGGACCGGCTTGCGCCGCCGGGTGCTCAAGATCCGCACCGCCCTGACCCTAAAACTGGACGGCCACCGCGCCCTCCACATCGCCCGCGCTTTAGGCGGCCACTACCTGCGGGAGGCCTGACATGGGCTTCTGGCTCGGCCTGGTCAGCGCCTGTCTGCTCCACATGGCTGCCCGGGGCGAACCGAATCAAACTGATTTCATCCAGTCGCCCGGCGCCTCGCCGGCGCCAACCGGCTTCACCTGGTGCCCCGCCTGCCAGGCCATGTTTAAAGGCGAAACCTGTCCCGGCTGCGCCCCAAACCCCGTGAATGAAAGGATGCTGCCATGAACCTGCTTAGCCTCTACCTCATCGATTACAACCGCCTCACCCGCAAAGAAAAGGCCCGGGCCTGGTGGTACGCGGCCATCATCCTCGCCCCTCTTGCCGCGGTCATCGCCGCCCATCAGTTCTTCGGGCCCAGCCCGGGGCAAATCATGGGGTGGTGAACATGGACCTGAAAGAAATCACCTCCGACTGGCTTAAAACGCATGGCTATGACGGCCTACTGAAAGCCGATACCTGCTGCGGTTGCGGCCTGGATGATTTAATGCCCTGCGGCGAACCATCCCCGAATTGTGAGCCGGGATATGAGGGCGAAGGCGTTTGTGAATGCGGCGGTGAGTGTATTGTCGGAATTTGGCGGGAGAAACCTGAAAATTAATCTGATTTCCCGGCGCTTGCCCCATGCGGGGTGCGACCGGGGATGCACCGTGGGCGAAGGAGTCATAGGGGGCTGGCCCGGCCCTTAAAGTAGCGCCTGGGATGCCCACGGTAGGGGATCAGCACCCACCAGCGTTGTTGTAATTCCAGGTTGCGAAGCGGGCACCGGCAAGGGGGCGGTCGATCCGGGCCGCCCCGTTGGGGAAAATAAATGAATAAAACCAAGATTGAATGGACCGACTACACCTGGAACCCTGTCACAGGTTGCTGGGGACCGGGCGGCACGCCGGAGAAACCTAATCTGTGTTCTTACTGCTATGCCCAAAGAATCGCCCAGAGGTTTTTTGTGCATTTCCTTGGGGATGATTGCACCCAGCCACGTGCGGCTAACCATCCCTTTTGTGCGGCACATGAGATTCGCTATAAGAAATCCGGTGGAGCATGGCGTTATGGATTTGCCCCCACTTATCATCCGTACCGACTTAATGAACCTTACCGGATCAAGAAACCGGCCCGAATCTTCACCTGTTCAATGGGGGACCTCTTTGGAGATTGGGTGTTGGATCACTGGATTGAATATGTGCTTCAAACAGCAAGAGATTGCCCACACCATATTTTCCAATTCCTCACCAAAAACCCCAAGCGCCTGAAAGAATTTAACCCCTGGCCTCAGAACTGTTGGGTCGGCACAACGGTCACGAACCAAGCCGATGCTGATGAACGGTTGCAGTGGCTCCTCAAGGTGGACGCTTCGGTGCGGATCGTGAGCCATGAGCCGTTGCTTGGAGCGATTGACTTGGGAAAGGTGCAATTCCCGGATAACTATTTCAAACAAGCCGGTATATTAGGAGTCTTGCCTGATAAAAAAGAGCCGGATGACTACATTTATTTTACAAAACAATCAGGTATTCAATGGGCCATCATCGGGGCCATGACCGGGCCTGGGGCAATACTGCCGGAAGTCGATTGGGTGATGAACTTGGCAGAGCAGTATCACGCCGCCGGGGTTCCCATTTTCCTTAAAGACAATCTGGGCTTTAAAGATCAACCCCAGGAATACCCGGCATGACTCCCCCTGACCCCGCCCACACCTGCAAATGCTTCTACCGGGAAGATGATCATTGCTTTTTGGGGCACCCCGGCCCGGAGACCACCTGCACCTCGCACCAGGCCCCGGCGAAGATTGCCCCGGCGCCGTTGGATAAGGAGATGGCGGAGAAATTTAGATGGATTAGTAAATGAAATCAACCATATTGCTTACATACGCAAAAAGGTAAAGGACTGGCTCTTTGACACCGCCCCCGGCCATATGTTACGATGCGCTCCCACCCCGAATGAGGTATGGAGGGCTTTGCATGGCCGGACATATCCGCACATTGCAAAAGTGCCCCGGGTGCCGGGGGAAGTTTTCCGGGCCGGGGATCACTTGCCCCACCTGCCAGACCCGGCCTACCCGCTTTTTTATTGACCTGTGGTGGCGGGGGCGGCTGAAAATCTATACCGATCCTCAGGGCTACCCCCTGGACTCCTACGCCCGCACCGAACAGTTGCTCTCCACCATCCGGCATCAGATCGGCAAGGGCACCTTCGACCCCGCCGACTTCACCGCTCGGGAACTCAAGGGCCTGCTGTTCGCCAACTACGCCGCCGCCTGGCTGGAGCGCCGCGGTAAAGAGGTGGGCCGGCCGGCCGGTATCAGCCGGGCCTACTTCAAAGAAATTCGGCGGTATGTCAATCTCTACTTCACCCCGTTTTTTAACGTCCAGAATCTCCGGGATCTCCGCAAAGGCCACCTCCTGGACTTCGTGGCGCAGCTGCCGGAGCACCTGAGCGCCAAAACCGTGAGCAACATTCTGGGGGTGCTGCACCGGCTCCTGGCCGAGGCCTTTGACCGCAAGGATATCCTGTCCATGCCGGGCTTCCCCAAGGTCGCCAAGCAGGAGCCTGACACCAAATGGATCACCAGCGAAGAACAGGAGTTGATTCTGGCCCATTGCCGGGAGACCTACCGCACCCTGTTTCTGTTCTGCATGAAGCAGGGCTGCCGGGTAGGCGAGGCCCGGGCCTTGAAATGGGATCAGGTGGACCTCAAGGGCCAGGTGGTGACCATCGCGGCAGGCATGGACCTGGGGATTTGGAAACCCTACACCAAAGAAAAAGAGGTCCGCCACCTGCCCCTGAACTCCCGGGTGCGGGCCGCCCTCCTGGCCCTGCCCCGGTCCCTGGGGGGCTTCGTGTTCATCAACCAGGAGGGCCGCCCCCTCTCGGATACGCGGGTCCGCAGCGCCTGGAACAAGGCCGCGGCCCAGGCCGGGATCAACATCAACTGCTACCAGGGCACCCGGCACAGCTTTGCCACCCAGAAACTTATCTCCGGCCACTCCGAACGCAAGATCATGGAAGTCACCGGCCATAAAACCACCTCAGCCTTCCGCCGCTACGGCAAGCTGGTGACTGAGGCGCTACGGGATGTGGTGGAGGATGAGATTGAGTCGAATCACGCTCATAAACGCTGACGTCCTATCCGGCCTGGCAAAACTTCCCGCTGAATCAATTCACTGCGTGGTAACCTCGCCCCCCTATTGGGGTTTGCGGGATTATGGGATTGAAGGGCAGATTGGCCTTGAGCCGACTATCGAAGAATTTGTGGCCAAGATGGTGGCGATCTTTCGGGAAGTGCGGCGGGTGCTGAGGAAAGACGGGGTGCTGTGGTTGAACTTAGGGGATTCCTACTCGAATGATACCAAGTGGGGCGGCAGCACAGGGGGCAAACATTCATCCAGCCTTCACGGGAATACCGGCATTGGCCGGCAGAAAACAACCTCCGGCTTGAAGCCCAAAGACCTCTGCGGCGTCCCCTGGCGGGTGGCCCTGGCGCTCCAAGCGGACGGCTGGTGGCTGCGGTCGGACATCATCTGGACCAAACCCAACCCCATGCCGGAGTCCTGCACCGACCGGCCCACCACGGCCCATGAGCATATTTTCTTGCTGACCAAGAGCGCCAAGTATTTCTGGGATGCGGAGGCGGTCAAGGAAAAAAGCACCGGACAAAATGGAGCCGCGACTAATTTTCAGAGAGAAACCAAAGATCATCTTATCCCCGGTCAATCAGAAAAGCAGCATCGCATCAACCGTGAGCTTACCGAAGATAACGGTTCCCGCAACCTCCGCAGCGTCTGGACCATCGCCACAGCCCCCTTCCCCCAAGCCCACTTTGCCACGTTCCCCCCGGCGATCCCGGAGCGGTGTATCAAGGCGGGGAGTTCGGAAAGGGGGTGCTGCCCGAAGTGCGGGGCGCCTTGGCGGCGGGTGGTAGAGAAGAAAGGTGGGACAACCGGTAAGGATTGGAACACTCACGACCGAGGCAAGGCGGACTTAGCGATAGGGGCCACCAAAAGCAAGGCCACGGCCGATGGGAGTTGCCAGGTTAAAACGACCGGCTGGTCCTCCACCTGCACCTGCCCTCACACAGAAGCCGATTTAATCCCGGCCACGGTCCTTGATCCCTTCACCGGGAGTGGAACCACAGCCCTGGTCGCCGCCAAGTTGGGCCGGGACGCCATCGGGGTTGAGTTGAACCCGGAGTATGTGGAGATGAGCCGGAAGCGGATTGCGGACGCACTCGGCTTTCTGGCGGAAATCACTGTCCACGACCTTGTGTCCGCCGACTGTCCGCCAACAAAAAACCCGGCTCATAACGAACCGGGATTATTGCAGAAATTGGTGGAGGCGGCGGGAGTCGAACCCGTAGCCAGTGAACCCGGAAACCAAGAGTTGGCGGGGGTTAAAGATAAGGGAAAAGCCTAAAATCTATGTCCGTTGAGTGTCCGTGCCCCAAGCCGACAAGCAAAAACATTTCTCTCACAATTCCTGCTGATAATCCATGAGCACATCTCCAGTGTTTTTTAGAAAATCACTTACTACCTGGTGGTCAAAATATTTGCAGGATGAGAGATTGATCCGTGTGAACCCGTGGGCCGGCCAGGTGGAGATCACCAGCCATGATTCCACCAGGGGTTGATAAACCTGGACCCCATCGCCGCCCTTGCCGTCTCCAGTTGGATAATGCCGCACGTCCGGGGGGCCGTCCGGGGTCATGCCCGCCAGGGCGATCAAGTCCCGTGAGAGGTTGAGCACCCCTGGCAAATTCGGCACCGCCGCCAGCCGCCAGCCGGACTGCCACTCGTGTTCTCCCAGGTTCATCAGGGTCATTCACAAGCCCCCCCTCTTAGGTGGCCGTAATCCTGGCCAAGTCGCTCATCAGGTCGCGGTACGCGAACCCATGCACCGTCTTGTGAGTCGTGGTGAACCAGGACAGAGAGAGGATAGCATAAGCCTCGTCGCTGTAGGTCGCCATGAAGGAAGGGGTAAGGGCCTTTTCTTCCCCCCAGGTAGCCACCAGGTAATTGCCGCCCGGCGTGACGACTCCGGCATTGACGGCGTGCCCTCCCCAGGACTCCGGCTCCCCGTCGCCTACCGGCCCTTTGGGGGGCACAGCCCAAATCTTCTGTTTCTGCGCCGAAATGGGCAGCATCAGCCCCACGAAGATCCCGCCGAACAGCCAATTGGCATAGGCCATTTGGGTGATCTTCCGGGGATTGACACTGACAAAAGCCTCAATCTTATCCCCGAACACCCCGACCTTGCGCCAGTGTTTCAGGAAGGCCAGCATATTCAGGCCAATGTCCTGGCCCCCGGTCAACTTGAGATATTCGGAAATGACCTTTTGGTCCGGGGTGATGATCTCATGCCTTCCAGCGTTGGCCGTCCATGCCTGCCTCATGTGCGCTGCCCCGGCCACCACGCAGTTCCCATAGTTTTCATTTCCGGCCACGTTAAACTGGCTCACCTTGGCAAACCAATCCGATCCCCTGGGGGGCAACGGCGGGAGCTTATCTCTGTCCAGATAGGAGGACAGCTTGAGAGTGCGGCTATCGAACCGGGCCGGGGCCTTGCCAAGTAGCCTCTTCATCACCACCTCTCCAAACTGCACCGCACCATCATGTAGGCCGCCCCCAGGAGCGCCAGGACCAGAACTATCAGGGTAGTCCGGTACGAGGGTGGCGTTATAGGCTTGTCCTCGGGTTCTTGAAAACCAGACATTTGGGCCTCCCGGCTATCCATTCACACTCAATATCCCAGATAAGCCCCTGGGATACCCCGACCGCGGATATGCTCGCCTCGCTTTCCCCCAAATCCATAGTTCCGGAGAGAATTGTGGCCCCGGTGATCTGGCTAAAAGCGTCCATGGCCGCCGGCGACATGGCCACCAACACCAGACAGACGGCTACGGCTGCAATTCTCATTTCACCAGGCGGCGCAGCGCCGGGTACTCGGGCAAGCCCGCCGGGGCAGTTGGGAGCATCTTCAACTGCTTGGTCTGAACCGAAGCATTGGCAGCGTCCACCACCTTAAAAGCCTCGGCTAATTGGGCCAGCAGGAAGCACCCACCGCCCCGTATGGTGGTCAAGACCGCCGAGGCCTGGGCTATCCCCAGGGGAGCATAAAAAACTGTACCAGCGGCTTGTGCGGCGTCCAGGGCCGCCAGCATCTTGGCAGCCGTGGCCTGCTGTTCGGGTGAGGGGGAGCAGATCAGGTCCACAACTTTCTGGGCATCGGATGACCACTTGCCAATCCCGGCGCAACCGGCCAGCATAACCATTGCCATCACTACAATCAGAATCCGTTTCATTTCTACCTCTCTTAACGGTTTTTACTACTCAGTTTTCTTCGGGTCTTTCATCAAGGCCCCCAGGCCTGACAACCCCAGAAATATTAAAAATTGATCCCAGGTGATCCGCCCAAATCCCAGCAGGGCAGCCCCCACGACAAGAACCACTAAACCAGACCACGAAGTAATCGGATTATCAATGATTCTGTTAAGCACCTCACACCCCCTCCGGTACCCGGTACCCGAGCACCCGTTCAATGGGAAACCAGGCGTAGCACACCTTGTCAGCCTGATTCCCGCCCAAGAGCCTTACCCCCTCATCATCCCAGTCATCCAGGAACCCCACATGGCCGGAATGAGCACCACGCTCCAGGATAACCATACAGCCTTTGTAATCATCTGCGTTCGGCTCCTTGCCCCAGTTCAACCACGACCTGGC